CTAACCCACTGATTTTAATAAGTCTCTTGTGTCACTTTGGTGATCATGGGACATCATTGGGACATAATCTGCCAGCTTCTGATTCAGCATTGCGATCTGTTCTGCATTACTGTCAGTCATCCATGCTCCGTATACATTGAACACCATCTGGGCACTTGCATGGCCCATCTGGCTGGCAATGAAGCTTGGGTTTGCTCCGGCAGATAATGACCAGCACGCATAAGTGTGTCGTGACTGATATGCTTTCCGGTGCCTGATGCCCGCACGCTTAATGGCTGTTTCCCATGAGTCGCCAATAGAATCTACCTTGTAGATAAAACCGACCTGTTTGCTTTTTCTAACCACCTGGGGGTTAAATACGAAAGTACATTCATGATTCACTGAACGCCCATATTCACGTAGTTGAACCTTGATGTGGTGCTGCTTACCCAGTCTTGTCATTTCAGCCTGATTTTTCAGGACACTGATAGCGGGCTGGATAAGATGCACAACCCTGTTTGTACTTGCTTCAGTTTTAGGTAGAGTGAACTCACCGAGTTTCGTATAATTGCGCCTGATAGTAATAGTTCCTGCTTTCAGATCGATATCTTCCCAGGCCAGGGAGACCAGTTCACCGTGACGCATTCCTGTGTACACAGCCAATGACCACAGGTTTTTCGTCTGCTGATGTCGGCAAGCATCTATCAGGCGAATAAATTCGTCACGAGTTAGCGGATCTGGCTCTGCCCTGGCTCTTTTAAGAGGCTTAATTCCCTGGAAAGGATTTGCTTCTAAGTAACCGTGATCTGCAGCAAACTGAAACATTCCAGCGATTGTCGTCATGTAATAATTTACAGTAACGACGCTCCGTCCTTTTGCTGCTGCTTTGTTTTTCGTTGAATTCTGATATCCGGTCAGCAAATCTTTCCTGATATACAGCAATTCCTCTTTAGTTACCGATGACACCAGTCTGCTGCCTCCAATTTTCGGAACCATCGTTCTTGCAACGGATTCATAGCGATTGAATGCATTTGCAGAGATTTCCATTCGTTTCAGATCCAGCCACTTTTCTTCAAGTTCCTTCACCGTAATTTCTTTTTTACTTACCCCAAAAGCCTTGAGGTTAGGAGAGTCAGGGAACTGCGCAGCGTAATCAAAGTTTCCTGTACGAATAGCAAAACATACAGATGTCCGCAGCTCTCCGGCGATCTTCCTGTTCTTGGCAGTGTCAGGGACACCAAGATTTTCCCTGACACGTTTACCTTTAAAATTAAACCAGATGCGTAATGTGCCACCGTGGTTTTCGACGCCTGTTGGATATTTGACTTTATCCATTGATACCTCCAGACGCCCAAGAGCGATACGAGCTTACATACTTCATGGCATTAAATCACCCAGGTTGTTTGTTTTTCATTGAAGCGACCCAGGCATCTATTGCTTTTCTGTTATACATACATTCACTGGAAGGCTTTGGATTACCGTCTGGTGATACGTGAATATACTCTCTTCCAACCATCCAGCATTCTTTCCGGGCCCGAAGAATTGTGCCTGGTTTGAGCCCGGTAATTGCGATTAGAACGCTTTCACAAACCCATTCATTGGGAGCCAGTTGAATCACATTGCCCATGCATTACCTCACACAACACTCAGCCCACGGCAGTGGCACCACACTTCAAACATTCGTTTCACAATTTCACGACAGTAGAAACCGTCAACATCTCGTGTCAGGTCATAGCGATTGCCGTAACGCTGGTGGACCCATCGTTCAAATGCTTTATTCATTCTTTACTTCCTTTTCATGGCTCGTAATTTTTTCAGATGAGCTTCCTGCTCTGTTTCTGCCAGAATTTGTCGGTATTCCTGGTGATCGATCCGTTCAAACAGTTCATTAAAATCGTTTATTTTTACCGACTGTGTTCGCCCATCCATTCTTCTGTACAACACGATATTATTTATGCAGCGAATAATTTTTACCGGGTAACCGGCACTGTCGGTATACAGTTGCCCTTGATTAATCAAAACGAACATTTTTTCTCCTGTTCCCTGAGTTGTGAGAACTTCAGAGCCGTATGTTTGTAGCGGGTTCAATACTGATAATTTCTGCTGAGATAAGCATTCCGGCAAGCCATAGCTCTCCGATCAAGTTTTCATCCTTGCATTTCACGCCGCCGATATTAATGGTGGCGATGATATCGCGCTCATCCTCGACTTCTTCATAAGGCAGCGTTTCGTACAGGCTTTCAATAGCGCAACTGATAACATCGAGTCCGGTCAGGTTGCCACCGACAGTGACTTCGAATGTTTCGCGGTATTCCCTTAGCCCGAAAGTTAATCGAACGGTTTGTTTTGCCATGCGTCCGCATAACGTCAGATTTGGGTCATAGTTCATTATTTGCGGTTGAGTATTATGAGTGTTCATCTGCTTTTCCCTTAGCCCGGCGGCCTGCCGGGCATATAAGTTATTTAACCTGGATAAAGGGTGTATTGGCACTGCTGGTCATGTATTGCGGCAGTGTGCCGTTCCATTTATTGATGGCTTCCAGCTCCATAACTCCGGGGTTCTGGCGCAGAGCTTCACCGCGTAAACGAATAGCATCGGCTTCGGCCTGGGCTTTTGTGCGAATTGCATCTGCCTGTCCGGCAGCCTCCGCACGCAACATGTTGGCTTCCGCTTCGCGCTGTTTTACTTCCTGCTCGCGTTGCAGGGTTTTCTGGTTTGCCGTGACTTTGGCGTTAATGCTGTCGATAACGGTTGGCGGGTACTCCGGTTTACCTACATAAGACAGGCTCATTACCTGAATACCGATGGGCGTCATTTCTGCCTGAATATCTTTTAGAGCTGCATCCAGTAGTTCAGATTTGCCACCGTCGATAAATTTATCAGTGGTCATTTTGCTGGCCAGCCGATTTAGTGCATCTGCTATCTTCTGGCGCAGGTCGGTGTCGGTAATGTCATCCACACCTTTGCGGTAGGTTTGAAACACCGTGGTAACTTTGGATGGATCAACCTTGTAGGCTACTCCGATGTGGTAACCAATGGTTGTTCCATCGCTCATCTGGAAACTGAATGGATCATCGTAGGTCTTCATCTGCTTAAAGGTCGGGAAGATATAAACTTCAGTGTTCCAGCCTGTCCAGTAGCGACCAACACCGACCACTTCACCGACGCCTTTGTCGTCGCCAAGTTTGTTGACTTTGATGCCCACATTACCAGGCTCAACACGATCACAACCGACAAGGCCAATGGCAGGCAGAACAATGGCTAAAGAAAAAATAATTTTTTTCATCTTTTATCCTTAGTGAAAGAAAGCCCCTTATAAATGGCATAAATGCATGGCGGGGTCAGAAACGCCAGTGCAAAGCCAGAAATTACCGCTACCGTATCCTTCATTGATATCAGAAACGGGACGAGTAATCCGTAAATGCATGCGATAATTGCCAGTGATATGACTATTCTGAAATAAATATTCATGCTCCTCCTGATATCTTTCTGATTGCCTTTTTCAACTTTTTACTGTTATTCACGCTACAGTAAATTTCGGCAATCTCACGTGATAACATTATTTCTCCACTGTTTTTATCTATAGCAACGAGACCGGGATTGTCTCGTATGAGTTTCTTTATCATTGGCATTGCCATAAACTCTTCTGGCGTATAGATGCGTGTATGGCGGCGAACGTGTTTTATCACAGGTGTTTTATGTTTTGACTCAACCTGAAATACATTAATTTTATTCTGATTTGACATATTTAATGTGCCACTGGTGTTTCTGGCATACCATGAGTATTCAGATCGTGAATCATTTCATCCAGAAGAAGTTCAAGCCCTTCTCGTCCCATAGCAGAGACAATGAAGCCATTATCAGGATCTGCGATGAGCATTTTTTGATAGAGAAACAGAACTCGCCCCATGCCTTCAGCTTCGCCATATTTTTCAATGAATCCCCATTCGACATGGTTTTGCAGGGCAATGCGAATTGGTTCAGGGTATATACTCATGCAACCATATTTCCCCTTATAAATAACTGCACGATATGTAGTCCCATTATCGTTAGGGATATCAACGGTGCCGTTCCTGACTTCCTCTTCATTTATAAACGTCGTAACATACAGCCAGCGCCATTGAGCAACTTTCATATCGACGGATAATTTTCCCAGCAATCCGGCATCATCCGCTTCAGCAAGGCACTGAAGAATTCTTAAACCGCGTGAATTTGGATAATCATATTCACCATCATTAAGTCGCTGTACGGCCTCGGCATAATCTATGGTTGTATTGCCAATTTTTATACCGTATGGCGTAACTTCTGGTCGGAACTCTGAATGATTCATAATGTTTGCTCCTTTGCTGGTGGAATAATAGTGTAACCCGCTCTTTTTACCATCCACAAAAATGTATCCGTGCAGCCAACAAATTCATTATCCAACAGATGTTTTGAGTGAATTACCTTCCCATTTTCAATGGTCAACAACACTCTGACTTTTTCATGTGTTATGTTCTGTTCTTTTTCTTCCATTGATTTATCTCCCATATGCTTTGCGCAAATACAGGTTGGCTATATGAAGATAAGAGTCTCCATGTTGTGCAATGAGGCAGGCTGTTTTATACGATGCCTTATTTTTCAGGAAAGTCATAACTGAGTTCCATCTGTGAATAAAGGTTGTAACAATCCCCGGCGATAAAACCGTAATAAACGTTCAGGGCATATTTGTTGTTATTGTGCTAATTATTTTCGGCAGCAGCTTTTGCATACTCACATGCAAAATTCAGAATTTCGCTGCCGAGTGTTTTCGTTTCGTGATTACTGGAAATATGTAATACCTGTGTTGCATGCAATAAATGATAAACATTTACCGCAAATGAATCAGGCTCCAGACAAATGCCTTCATAATCATCTTGTTGTGAGGTTGTTTCTGTCATTGCTCCTGAAGTGCATGCGAGCCTGCTTTTGACAATTCTCTTTCCTCTAATCACTATATCGGCAACATCTATTGCCTTTACAACCTCCGGGAGAAGTTCCTGGTTTGTATAATCAAAGTTATCAACATGGAGAACAGTTATGTTTTCGAACTTTTTCATGGCTTCCTCAGCTGACTTATATGTTCTGCTATATAGCGAGTCTCAGAAGTGTTTTCATATTGAGACTGTTTCCGCAATGATTGATAAAAATGTTCGCATGTACCTTGAGGGGCGAAGCGGCGATTATGTCACCATTGGTATTGGTTCTTCCGTAGAAGAGCTTCGCGAGATAAGGAGCAAACTTGTTGAGATGCGTCATGGTGTTGCTGCTCCTCACTTTTTGGTTGCTCCGGAGGAGTAACCTCACCAGTTAACAGCCACATCGGATCGCAGCCAAGAATATTTGCCAGTGGGATAAGCATACTGATAGTTGGTTCATACTCTCCGCTCTCCCACTGGATGATAATTTCTTCATCGAGATCGAGCAGCCTGGCGAGTTCGGCGGTTGTTAAGCCGCAGGCTTCGCGTTGGGTGCGAAGACGGTTGTTGATTGCAGAATTTTTGTTCTGTAAAAGCATTGCTGACGATAGCTTTCTGGATATGCTATTTGTCATATCCCATGCCAGTCCTGCGCATGACTCTATATCGCTAGAGAGCGTAGCATCAGGTGTTGCTTTTGCTATTAGTGTAATGAGGCTGCCGAGGTTTTTCAGTTCTTCGAGACAGTCAAGAGTTGTAGCTTTATTGATCATGAGATGATACCTCAGTTACGAACTTTGTTTTATGGTAACTAAGGTATCAAGGTGTGGCAAGTGATTTTTGATACTTTGGTTTCTTTTTGTGTTTTGTGTCTGGTCAGAAAATATCCCACCTGGCATCAACCACAACACCTACTATTTCGCAATCATTGTCCATTTCTATGATTGGATATTGTGGATTAAGGGGCTTTAGAAACGCCTTTCCCATGTCAGAAATATATTTTTTGAATGTTGCTTCATTGGTGGATTTTTTTCTGGCGATGACGTAACACCCTGAAAAAACTTCTTTATCTGGGTTGACAAGGATCGACATTCCTTCAGGAAATGTTATTCCTACGGGCGAAGTCATTGAGTCTCCGTGCACTTCCAGCCAGAACCCCCTCTCACCAGCGTATTTTACAGAATGCCTCCAATTATCCTGATCATACATGTTGTAGTCATCACCAGAAGTTGCGAATAATCCTGCCTGAACCCAGTTAATTACAGGGTAAGAGTGTGCTGTGTCTCTCTGTGGGCAGCTCTTAACATTATTTTCCCAATGCTTATCTTTTTCATCTCCGTTCTGAAGCCACTGCGGTGAACACCGCAGTGCAGCTGCAACTTTAAAAAGGGTGTCACCGTTGAAACTTTTTGTAAGGCCTTGCTCGGCTTTACTGATTGCAACTCTGGTGATCCCAGCTTTTTTAGCCAACGCATCTTGTGTTAACCCAGCTTTTTGCCGTGCGTTGATGAGACGTTCACCTAAAGACTTCATTTTTCTTCTCCTCTCATGGCTGTTGATACTAAAGTAACAGAATTTCTTGATACTTTGGATTCCTGTGGTTAACATCGTTGGATAACAAAGTATCTGGTGTGAGACTAAAGAATGACCCTTTATGAAATATTAAAAATTCAATTTAAAACCAATGCCGCTATTGGTCGCAGGTTCCCAAAGAAAGGAAGGCCTCGTGGCAGTCAAGGTGTTGGAAAGTGGAAAACGCGAGGTGTTCCGGAGGATGTTGCCATTCTTTGTCATCTGGATCCGAGCATTCCATATACACACCCAAGTCTAGCGAATACAGAAGATGACAAGCCCACAGGAGACCAACAATGAACACCGCAATTTTTAACGGCAAAGCATCCATGACCAGCGTTGAGATCGCAGAGCTGGTGGGTAAACGTCATGACAATGTGAAACGCACTATTGAAACATTAGCCAAAGGTGGCGTTGTCCGGTCTCCTCAAATTGAGGTTTCCGAAAGAATCAATAACTTAGGTTTTAAAGTTCAATATGAGCATTACCTGTTTGAAGGAGAACAAGGTAAGCGCGACAGCATCATTGTCGTCGCACAGCTCTGTCCTGAATTCACTGCTCGCCTGGTAGATCGCTGGCGCGAACTGGAAGAACAGATCCGTAAGCCAATGAGCGAAATCGAAATGGTTGCCGCGATGGCTCTTGAAGCCGTTCGCCAACAGAAACGGATCACTCAGGTGGAAGAAAAAGTCAGCCACGTTGCTGAAACAGTCGAGCAAATTAAAAAGGGCACTATTCGTGAGGGCTATGCCGGATATCGCCAACTGAAAGCAAAAACCGGTTTGTCAGATGATAAATGCCGCAATATGGTGAACGCCTATCAGATTCCTACAGACACCCATGAGTTCATGACGCCGGACGGATTGTTGTCACGTCGCGCAATTGTTGCTGTGGAACCGTTTATGGCTGCTTTTTATCGGGTTATGGAGGAAGCAGAACCGCGAGGGACTCGCTGGTATCACCCGAAAATGGGGTTATTTCAGGTTATTGGTTGGCAGCGGTGAAAAAAAAGCCGGGAGTAACCCGGCTCACTCAACATCAATAACGGGGAGCTGTTTCGCATAAAACGGCTCTGAAACATCCAAGAACAGTTCTAAAGATATCAGCAGCTATATGATCATTTCAAGACCAAATATTGATTCTGCAATTTCGGGACGTTACACTGTCTCTGCACCTTATAAAGCGGGTGCCGGGCGTGGAAACCCGAAATTCAATATAGAGCACAACCGCGCTCATGCGGTTTTTTCGTGTCATGAGCATCGTTACGCCCAAATTATGGTGGGGCGTGCAGGGCCAACTTCGGTTGGGCCGGGTTCTATGTTGACCGGTATTTCCACCCCTGTACGTCTCACCACCTATATGGTCGTGGAAAGCCTTGGTGGTGAGTTCATTGAATTCAACATAGGGGCTGTCACCATGACTACTCTCCCAACCCAATCTCGCCCTGAAATCACGATTATCAATGGTCGCGTTGTCACCACATCTCTTGCAGTAGCTAATTACTTTACTAAACGGCATGAGCGGGTTTTAGATAGAATTAGAAACCTCGAATGTTCCGCTGAATTTACTGAACACAATTTTGTGTTAAGTGAATACACCGACGCATCAGGCCGCAAACTCCCTTGTTACCAAATCACCCGCGACGGTTTTGCGTTTCTTGCCATGGGCTTCACTGGTAAACGTGCTGCCCAGTTCAAAGAGGCATACATCAACGCCTTTAACCAGATGGAGAAGAATTTATCTGGTGCTGACGCGGTTGATATGTCAGCTGTCGCACGAAACGCCAGAGGCGTATACCTGCATTTGCGTGAAATCCATCAAATCTGGACAAGCCAGCTTTATCCAATGCTTAAGGCCGTTGAATCTCCGCTGGCTAGCAAACTGTACGACCGTGTTGGTGATGCTGTTTTTGGCGCTGCACTTGTTGATTCCAGGCTGAATGGTTCTGACAAGGAGGTTCGCCCATGATTAGTTACGAAATCATCATCTCCACTACGGAATACAGAAACGATGTATCAGTTCGCACGGATGTATCTGTCTGGCACCGTCGCTATAAATCCAGAAAAACAGCGGAACTGAAAGCGGCAGAGATGTGTGAAACCATCTCAATGAAAGGTAGCCCGGTTAAATACGTAACTACGGCGGAGGTGCGTCCATGATCCGCCACATCGTTAATTCCCTGTATCACCGATACAACCGTTGCCCCCGTGTGGGGCAGTGGTTCGCCACCAGCAACGGTCACGTTCTGCGGGTTTGCCTAGTCAACGCTGAAAGCCAGAAAGTCGTGTGCGAACTACAGGGGCGTAGCTACACCATCAGTTACCCTCTGGCGGTATTTCTGTCTGGAAAAATGTTTAAGCGTCTGGGAGGTGTGGCGTGAACTGTTTTCAGTTTGTGTGCGGATGTGCTTTCGATAACCCGATTCAGCGCCTGATTATGTTGCGTGTTTTGATGTCGGGTTCTTCAGACGGTGAAGGCGAGAGAGTTATTGATCATCAGGTGCTTGCTGATTTCTGCTGTTGTTCTAAGCAAGCGATATTCAGGGAAACCCTGGCACTGGAAAGAGCTGGTTATCTTCATATCCGAAAAATTGCAACGCTTACTATTGATGCAAAAGCCAGACTACAACCTGCGCGTGGCTACACAATTCTCATGCCGCGGAAGGAGGTTGTATGAGCCGTTACGCCCCCACACCGGAAGTTATGGCTATTGGTCAAATTAATATTTCCGGCAATGTTACACCTGCGAACTGGTGGAAATATATTCGACTACCCAGTGGGCGTCCGGATGCGACGGCTATCGCTCTGCTTTCAGAGATCGTTTACTGGTACCGCCCGACAGAGGTCAGGGATGAGCACACCGGAGCGTTGCTGGGATATCGCAAGCGTTTTCAGGGCGACAAACTGCAAAGAAGCTACCAGGCGTTTGCTGAGCAGTTTGGTTTCGGGAAAAGGGAAACCGCAGATGCGCTGAAGCGTCTGCGCGATGCAGGGTTTATTACTCTGGATTTACGCACGGTGGAAATGCTCGATGGGGTGAAATGCAGCAATATTTTGTTTGTCGGGATCAACCCACAGGCAATTGCGGCCATCACCACACCTTCTTCTGTTTCGCCAGAAAGTAACAGCAATAATGCAATCAGCGATACAGCTATTACGTTAAAACGGAACACCCCCCGACGTCATAACGGAACAGGGGATACGCCGAATGTTGATACAAATACAGAGATTACTACAGAGATTACAACGGAGACTAAAAACACTATTGATGCATCCGCTGACGCGTCTGCGCCAGCGCGTTCTGCCCGACAGGAATATTCACCGGAATTTGAACAGGCCTGGCAGGAATATCCCAAACGTGCTGGTGGCAATTCCAAGTCAGCAGCCTTCAAAGCCTGGAAAGCCCGTATCAGGGAGGGAATAAAACCGGAGACCATGCTTGATGGCGTGAAGCGGTATGCCGCCTGGGTACGTGCTACAGGAAATACCGGCACACAGTTCGTGAAGCAGGCTGCGACGTTCTTTGGACCCGATCGTCACTTCGAAGATTACTGGCAACAGCCAGCCGCTCACGGAGGTGGGCGACAGCGACAGGTCGATGTCCTGGCTGGCCTGGGAGCCATGTCTGACAAATTCGGTAAATCCAGTAACAAATTGACATTCTGAGGTGACAGCGATGATGACGATTGACCAACGTGAGAAACAAACAAGACTACAGGCGCGAATGGATGAGTTACGGGCAGAAATGGATGAGTTACGGGCAGAGATTGCATTTGCTCAGAAGGGCGAAAAGCCATGGCCTTATCGTTCCTGCCTGATGCGTGAAGGTCGCGGATATTGCGAAAAACACGGTAAATATCGTACGCATATACTGGTGTGGATCGATCGTAATGGCGAGGACAGAGAAAAAATTTCATGCTGCCCTGACTGCTTGATCGCTGAGGCCAGTGATTTGACCATGGAACTGTCGTCCCTCAAGGCGGAAGAACTGACTGATAACGCCGGAATTGCTCTGCGTTTTCGGGACTGCGAGTTTGATAATTATCTGGAGGTTAATCCTGACGCAGCCAGAAATCTTGCGGCCTGTCGCCGCTATGCGGAGAACTGGCCAGATATGCTGGAGAACGGTACCAGTCTTGTTATGACCGGCAGTTGCGGTACCGGGAAAAATCATCTGGCGGTATCAATGGCAAAACACATCATCCGTAACTATCTGGCCAGTGTGGAGATCACCGACGTGATGCGCCTTACCCGGGCTGTGAAAAACTGCTGGCGGAATGACAGTGAAAAAACAGCGGATGACGTCATTGAGCATTATGCGTCACTGGATTTGCTGATTGTCGACGAAGTCGGCGTTCAGTTTGGCAGTGCGGCTGAAATGGCCATTTTGCAGGAAATTATCAATGCCCGGTATGAGGGTATTTTGCCAACTATCCTGATCAGCAACCTTTCACCGGAAGAATTGTGGGCGTTCATCAGTCCCCGGATTGCCGACAGGATCACCGATGGCGGGCGCAACTGGTTGTCGTTTAACTGGCCCAGCTACCGTTCTCGTATCGGAGGTGTTGCCGCATGACCAGCCAGAACACCCCGGCATGGCGTAACGATGACCTGGAAGGCGCTGTCATCGGTGCGTTTTTTCTGCGTGGGGCCGATCCGGAAGTGATGGATATTCTGGCCACACTTCCGGCGGATGTATTTTTTGTGCGTCAGTACCGGGATATTTACGCGGGGATTTGCAGACAGGCTCGCATATCCGGCGTCATTGACCCCGTACTGCTGTGCAATGAGATGCCGGAACTTGCCCCGGTGATTACCGACACCGGACGCAAAACCTGGGTGAAGTCTTCACTGGAGCACTATGTCGCAGCGTTGCGGCGCAATGCCGCACTGCGCGATGCAGAAAAAACACTGACTGAAGCATTACAGAATTTACGTGATGCGTATACCTGTGAAGCAGCCGAGGATGCCCTGAAGGATGCGCAGAACATGATGGCCTCACTGTCGACCGGAAAGGGCGTCATTCAGCCGGTTCACATTGATGATGTCCTTCCGGAAGTGGTCGACCGTGTTGAATGCCGCAATCAGGGACTGGAGAAATCCAGGGCGCTGATGACCGGTATTGATGAACTGGACGCAAAAACGGGCGGTATGGAGCCCGGAGACCTGGTATTCATTGCCGCCCGTCCTTCGATGGGGAAAACCGAACTTGCGCTGGACATCATCGACAAGGTGACTGAGCAGGGGCATGGCGTGCTTCTGTTCACCATGGAGATGGCGAACATCCAGATTGGTGAACGTATGGTGTCTGCTGCCGGTGGAATGCCGGTATCCCGTCTTAAGTCTGTTGCCCGTTTTGAAGATGAAGACTGGGCGCGTTTCTCGCAGGGCGTGGGACGAATGACGGGGCGTAATATCTGGATGGTGGACCAGGCAAACCTGACCATTGATGAGATATGTGCAACCACGAAGCACCACCGGATGAAACACCCGGAAACGGCGCTGGTGGTGGTCGATTACCTCGGCCTGATTAAAACCCGCAGCACGGGGCGTCACGACCTTGCGGTGGGGGAAATCTCAAAGGGACTTAAAAGCCTGGCAAAATCCGGCGGTTTTCCGCTGATTGCTCTGAGCCAGCTCTCCCGCGGCGTGGAATCCAGACCCAATAAACGCCCAATGAACTCGGACCTGAAAAACTCCGGGGAAATCGAGGCGGATGCCGACATCATTCTGATGCTTTACAGGGATGAGGTATACAACCCGGAAACTCAGGCCAGAGGCATAGCAGAAATCAACATCACGAAACAGCGTAATGGCACGCTCGGGACCATTTACCGGCGTTTTCATAACGGACATTTTCTGCCTGTGGACCAGGAGAGTGCCCGGGTTCTTTCCACACCCATGACGCCGGGCAATCCGCGCAGATACAGCAATAACCGCATGTCGGGCAGTAAAACGGAGCGTTTATTTTGAACAACAGAACAATCACTGTTTCACCGGAACAACTTCGTCGGCAGGCGCAGGAGATGCTTCGTTGTGCTGAACAGATGGAAAAAACGAGCGTGAAAAAAGATACGCTCCGCAAGCAGCTTACTCCGGCGCTTCGTGATCTGCTGCAGGCAAAACACCGCACACAAAAGGCGGTGGATGAGCTGGTGGATTGCGTGGCGGAACTGGAAGGACTGGTAAGCCAGTTTGAAATACTGGTGAAGGAGTTTACTGCGTGATGACTGAGTTTTTTTCTCTGTATGCATTCAATATCGTTTGCTGAGGTGACCGTGAGAGCACTGCTGACCCCTGAAATTGCCCCGCGTATGGGGATTGTATTGTTCAGGCCCGGTTCAGAGCTGATGCCCCTGTTTATGCAGGGGCGTGTCCTGCTGGAGCCTGAGCCGGAACGTTATTCATCTTTCGCCAGCGGTGCCGTTCCGGCAGCATCACAACCGCTGGCGGATGATCCTGCCGTTCGGGCCGTGTTCCGCAATGAGGCAGTTATTCGTTGTACTGGTGGGGTGGAATGTCTTGAAAGCTGGTTACTTCGTGAAAAGGGCTGTCAGTGGCCTCATTCCGGATGGCACAGCGAGAACATAACCACAATGCGGCACGCGCCGGGTGCAATCCGTCTGTGCTGGCACTGTGACAATCTTCTCCGTGACCAGTTCACGGAACGGCTGGAAGCAATGGCAACGGATAACTGTGCCCGCTGGGTGTTATCTGTTGTGCGCCGTGATCTTGGTTTTGATGACAGTCACGTTGTGACAATGCCGGAACTGTGCTGGTGGCTGATTCGTAATGACCTGGCGGATGCCTTACCGGAAAGTGCAGCCCGTAAGGCACTGAGATTACCGAAGCCTGTTGTGCCGTCTGTCACCCGGGAAAGTGACCTTGTGCCTTCGGTTACTGCCACCAGCATCATCCAGGATAAGGCGAAAAAGGTGCTGGCGCTGAAAGTGGATCCGGAGTCGCCGGAGTCTTTTATGTTACGCCCAAAACGTCGTCGCTGGGTTAATGAAAAGTACACGCGCTGGGTTAAGACGCAGCCGTGTGCATGTTGTGGTAAGCCAGCCGACGATCCTCATCACCTGATTGGTCATGGTCAGGGTGGAATGGGTACAAAAGCGCATGACCTTTTTGTGTTGCCTTTGTGCAGAAAACACCATGACGAACTGCATGCGGATACCGTGGCATTTGAAGAGAAGTATGGTTCCCAACTGGAGCTGATATTTCGTTTTATCGATCGCGCGCTGGCGATAGGTGTGCTGTCCTGATTTTGTGGAGAAAGTTGATGCGTGATATTCAGATGGCTCTCGAACGCTGGGGAGCATGGGCGGCAAATAATCATGAGAATGTTAGTTGGTCGCCAATTGCTGCGGGGTTTAAAGGCCTCATCCCCTCAAAAGTAAAATTTCGACCGCAATGTTGCGATGATGATGGTCTTATCATTAGTTCAGTTATGGCAGTTCTCAAGAAAAAGGAACCATATCAATACCAATTACTGGAAATGTATTATGTATATGGGATCACATTACGAGCGTTAGGGGTGAAAATGGGGATATCGCTTAATCAAGTTGTTATTAGATTGCAGAAAGCTGAAGGGTTTGTTGAAGGGTGTCTGGCAATGCTCGAGGTATCTTTAGAAATGGATTGCTATATGAATCACGAAAATGATTCAAGATAAATGAACAGTTACTAGTTATATTTTACAGTAATCTCCTGATGATACACGTTCAGCAGGAGGTTATTTATGAATCAAAATGTAAGACACATATTGCTGGATGCAATTGAAAATAAGAAATCTTTAACGGTAATTTACTTAGGAGGTAGTCAGCCAGGAACATTGAGAGATATATCTCCGATAAGCATATCAGAAGATAAACTTAGGGCAAGATGCCATAGTACTAATGCTGTAAAGTTTTTTAATATTGGGAAAATACAACTACCTAGTGACTCGTCCATGATAACTGTGCCATATGGAAGCTTAGAGCTTAAAGTTTATGAGACGATGCAGAGTGTGTATGAGGACTTTCATAGCCTGTATCCGGAAGGTCGATGGGGAGTTGAATTTAATGATCATGAATTTGCTCTATTTGATTTTTTCAAAAATGGAAAAAGAAAAAAAACAGCATTTATGGCAATTCAGTTTATGGAAAGACATGAGGATGAAACAAGAACGGAGATAACAATTGATGTCAGTCTATCAGGTGTTGTGATTTCGGAGGGAGCCAGAACACCTAAAAGACGTCCGTGGGTTGTGACTGGTCCCGGGCGTGGAGAGCTAAGAACTTATTCAACGTTAGACAAAGCTGCTACAGAGTTTTTTAAGCGACTTTCATTGATGGTATCTATGGCGATTGAAACATAAGGGATATAAAGATACCGAGGAAATGATTTGTGTTATAACAAAAACCATCTTAATCTGTTAAGATTGGTCACTCCGTCATACAGCTTAAACCTGCCGCCTGGCGGGTTTTTTATGACTGAAATCGCGTCAGTACAGTAAACGCGCTGGTGGCGGTGAATACCTGTCTTTCAGCTTGCTGGCTTTTTCGACAAGAGTTATTGGTGTGTCACGTTAACCGGAAAAGGGAAAAAGACATGCTAAAACAGCAGGATATGACAGAAACCGCCAGAGTGGTGTTTAATGAATTAAGCGTTACCGAACCGGCGACAGTCGGGGAGATTGCGCAGAATACTTACCTTTCACGCGAACGCTGCCAGTTAATACTGACCCAGCTGGTTATGGCGGGTCTGGCAGACTATCAGTTCGGTTGTTACAGACGCCTTCCGCAGTGAAGGCTTTTTTATTTGTGGTAAATGGGCGGCTGGTGGGTGTTAGGGGCACCCACCAGCCATCTGCTCATGCGTTGGGGTCACAAGCAAACCTCAGGCCCATCTGCTTTGCGCAAAAGCGGTATGAGCCTATCAGAGAAGTGCTTATTGATCTATGGCTAATACTGTAAAAATATCCAGTTGTGAGTTAATCAACGCCGACTGCCTGGAATTTATCCGGTCGTTACCCGAAAATTCTGTTGACCTGATAGTCACGGACCCGCCGTACTTTAAAGTGAAGCCTGAGGGCTGGGATAACCAGTGGAAGGGCGACGATGATTACCTGAAGTGGCTGGACCAGTGTCTGGCGCAGTTCTGGCGGGTGCTGAAACCTGCCGGAAGTCTTTACCTGTTCTGTGGTCATCGCCTGGCATCTGATATCGAAATCATGATGCGTGAACGCTTCAGTGTGCTGAACCATATTATCTGGGCGAAGCCGTCCGGACGCTGGAACGGATGCAACAAGGAAAGCCTGCGGGCGTATTTCCCCGCCACAGAGCGCATTCTGTTCGCGGAACATTATCAGGGGCCGTATCGTCCGAAAGATGCCGGGTATGAGGCGAAGGGCAGGGCACTGAAACAGCATGTGATGGCCCCGCTGATTGCTTACTTTCGTGATGCGCGCGCTGCCCTGGGGATAACGGCAAAACAGATTGCAGATGCCACAGGAAAGAAAAACATGGTGCCGCACTGGTTCAGTGCCAGTCAGTGGCAGCTACCGAACGAAAGCGATTATCTGAAATTACAGTCGCTGTTTGCCCGGGTGGCAGAAGAGAAACATCAGCGCGGGGAACTGGAAAAGCCACACCACCAGCTGGTCAGCACATACAGTGAGCTGAACCGGCAGTATATGGAACTGCTGAGTGAATATAAAAATTTGCGGCGGTATTTCGGTGTGACGGTGCAGGTGCCGTACACCGATGTGTGGACGTATAAACCGGTGCAGTACTATCCAGGGAAACATCCGTGCGAAAAACCGGCAGAAATGCTGCAGCAGATAATCAGCGCAAGTAGTCGTCCTAGTGATCTGGTTGCGGATTTTTTCATGGGGTCGGGTTCAACGGTAAAAGCGGCGATGGCACTGGGGCGTCGTGCGATTGGTGTTGAGCTGGAGACCGGACGTTTTGAGCAGACAGTCAGGGAAGTTCAGGATTTAATCGTTTGAAACGGATGAGATTGCAGTATTAATTCCGTAACGTTATTATTCTGCGCGCGGCCCTTTAGCTCAGTGGTGAGAGCGACTCATAATCGCCAGGTCGCTGGTTCAAATCCAGCAAGGGCCACCATCACAAACCGCCATTAGCTTATCAGGAAGAGCAGACGACACGATAACAGGGTTGTTGGTGCGGGGGCGGGTCCCCGATGGCGGTCCATTATCGGTATTCAGCGTTGTTAGCTCAGCCGGACAGAGCAATTGCCTTCTAAGCAATCGGTCACTGGTTCGAATCCAGTACAGCGCGCCATATTCATTCTTCCAGATTCCTTTCGGCAGAGCCTTATACTGAAATATACCTGGCTCAGGATATTGTTGAAAATATTATATGTTTGTCAAAAATAAAAGTTCTGTTAAGTGTTGATTGAGTGTTTGTTATACGGTCTAATGGTTTTTTCAGCATTAAATATTTATCATTCATATGGTGTGGGTAGAGTGAATATTGATGAGGCGTCGGGGTGTTTCATCCTTAGGCAGCGTATTGATATAGTCAATGCAGAACGAGCAAAGGCCTTCAGCCGTTTGACAGTTTTGTTCTGTACTCCTGATCGTCTTTCGGGAAGAGACGTTATTATTCTGAATAGTGATGCTATACAGAGGGTTTGCGATGAGTTCATGGTGGCTAATTCAGAATTATTTGCTCTTGTTCAGGAGTACAACAGAATAGCCAGGACCTGTGGTATGGATGAACTTCGGATTACTCATCTGGGGTAGATACATATCTGGATTATCACCGGTTACGGTAAAAAGTGATTGCTTACTGTTTTTGTGAATGGCATTGCAGCAGCCGGATAATGTCAGTGCTGGCTGACGGTGTGCTGGTGGCGGGTGTGGTGGTTGCTGCTTTCCCGTTGCTGAAAAAGAAAACGCCAGACTGTTAGCCGGGTATCAGTTAGCGGGAGAAATTTTTAAATACTTCACAATTCAGGCGGTTGACTGTTGTCTGGTTTGCGGGGAGTTTGTTAAAAGAAACTGGCATGGTGAATCCCCCTGTGCGGAGGGGCAATCAGCGAGTAGGTATATGGGATAATCGCGGATTCAGGTGCTGGTACTGAATTCACCGGGAGGCACCCGGCACCATGCAATGGCACATAGCGCCACTCTCCAGCCCCTCTCCGGAGGGGCTGTTTATATTGATTTTGTCAGATGTGAGTAAACTCCTTATGGACTTTGTTGTTTTAGCCCATAAGGACATATTTGCAGAGTGCAACGGTTATTAAAGCATTCATTCAATACGTTATCTGTATTTGTAGGGCATTCCTGGCTGTTTTTGATTAAATTCCAGAATGTTTTATTGAATGGTACTACGTTGTAAATGGTTACAGGCAGCACTTTGTTATTGAGCATGATGCCTGTGTGAGTCAGTGTAAATATACTTTCAGGAGGTAAGAAAGCATCCGATTGATACCAGATTATTAATTTTATTTTACTCCATATGACTGAAAAAGATATTCCGCATGATGGCTGGATAACTGTATCAATCACAATCCACTTCATTTAGTTTCCTTGTTTATGCCTTGCTGGTGATGTTCTGAAAAGTATAAATGATATTTTTGATTGTAAACCATAGAGCAGAATTATTTTTCTGATGTTGTTTATTGTTTATTTAAATGCAGGGTGGTTTATATCTCGTCTTGTAGTTTATCCATGCATATCTGCTTGATGATGAGGTTTTTAATTAAGGTATGGTTTTGTGTTTTTTCTGTATTACATGTCAGGTATTTTAAAGAATCATTTTTCAGATGGTGGAAAGAACCATGGCATTTAAACACTATGATGTTGTCAGGGCGGCGTCGCCGTCAGATCTTGCGGAAAAGCTGACACATAAACTGAAAGAGGGCTGGCAGCCGTTTGGTAGTCCGGTGGCCATAACCCCTTATACCCTGATGCAGGCGATTGCAGCAGAAGGTGATGTGGTCGTCAGTGGTGCAACTGAGCCGGAGTGGTACTACGTCATCGTACTGGCCGGGCAATCCAATGCCATGGCTTACGGTGAAGGGCTTCCGCTTCCGGATTCATACGATGCGCCCCATCCGCGCATTAAGCAACTGGCCCGTCGTAACACAGTG